AGAATATTAGGAGCTTGATGACACATGGCTAAGAACAAGAAAGTAAACGAAGGTCTAGCAGACCAGGCAGCATCTGCAGAAGCAGATCACGAGCTGCAAATGGCTAGATCGCAATTGTATAAAATTGCTCAATACTCGATCAAACTACACGAGATGATGAAGCAAGTAACAGATCCAAACGGCATCGAAGCGTGGCAAGCTGCAAAGATTACCAAAGCAGCAGATTACATGGGTGCTGTTTATCACGACTTAGAATACAAGATCAAGTTTGAACAAGAAGGTGGCGAACTAGGTGCTGCTGGGCCAGGTGAAATTGCAGTAGGTGAAACTAAAAAATACGGCAAGTTTAAAGAAACCAGCGATCCGTATGTACAGAGTCTACGCAGCAAGCTAGATGCTAAAAAAAAGGATAGCATAGTAGAAGCTAGTAGAGATTACGATTCCTACGGTACATTCACAGGCGGCAGAAGTCGACCAGGCGGGAAGCCAAGTGCTAGAGACCGTGGCATTGACGACGACGGTGACCAGGCCTTTGTTGACAGACAAAAGGCAAAAAAAGCAAGTCCTTACTACCTTGCAATAAATGACAAAGTTTGGTGGAAGAACGGCCAGGCGGTTGAGTTTAAAGATGCTCAAGCTGCTTCAAACGCCGGACATAAGATCATAAAAAACAACCCGAAATTAAGTGGCGACAACGTTAAGTTAACACGGAACCCAAATCTAGGACACAAATGATATGAGTGAAGAGATGCGCGGCTACATGTTTTTAGTAGAAACATTGATCACTAATGCTAGAGTGCTGAACGTCGAGATGTCACCGTACGAATTCAGTACACTAATGAAAGAGTATCGTGCAACAGATCCTACCTATAACAAGATAGGTGACAACGCGATGGTTGCATTCTACAGCGAAGAAGAACGCGAAGACTTTAAGAAATTCTTAAAAGCTAATAAAGTTGGCTTCACAGAAATAGACGACGAGTATAAAGATGGACTTCCATAAACTACAACACGCACTAAACGAAATTGAGCCAAGTGATCGCAATAGAGATATTGAGATGCTAAGGCGAGCTGCACAAGGTGATAATGGGCAAACTCCGCGAGAGGAAGTATCAGAAAGTGCTGCTCCTGTAGCACCAACTCCTACACCAGTAGCAGGCGAGCCTATGGACGAAGCAGCACAAATGGCAGCACTTGCTGGAGTCAATGCTCCTAGGCGCGAATCAAATCCAGAGATGCTGGACGAAGCTAGACAAATGGCAGCACTTGCTGGCATACCAATGTCAGAAGGCTACAAGAAAGGTAAAGCCGGTCAGCTCAAAGGCAAGGACAAGGTTGGCAAATCAAAGCCTTCTAAAAGTGGTGAACAGAAAAACGTTACACACGGCAAACTAGTAGGCAGCACCGAGAACGACGACGACAGTATTGAAGAAGGTCCTAAGTGGGACCAGATGAAGAAAGACTGGAAAGCTGGCAAGAAAGACTATAATAATATCGGTGCCTTGAAAGGAGCGTTTGGGAATAACAAAAAAGACAAAAAGAGCAGTGGCGACAACACTGGCAAGGCTAGTAATAAAAGTAACCCAGCATCAGGCAAGCAACTATCTCCAGAACTAGCTAAAACACTTGCAAAGTACGAAAACGCATTAACCAAAATATCAAACGATTCTGAACTGGGCAGAGAATTTCAGCAATTAATGAAGAAAGCAGAAAAGAAAAACATAGGTGAATCAACCTATTCTAGGCCAATTGCAAACGAAAGTGACAAAAGTTCGATCAAGAACGATCTGTATCGTAGATTAAATAACAGTAAGTAAAGGAGGCGCTGAATGAAATTAGTTAATTTAGACAACACGTTTGAAACTAATCCATATTTAACAGCACCTTTGTCCTATAAACATCTTAGAACACTTCCTTTTAGAGACTTCGACAAAGACGGCTACGAAGTCCCCACAGAACTCGAGTACCTACACTACGTTGTAAACGGAGTGACACTGGATCGAGAAATACAATATCACATTGCTCCCGCTGTCCCTTGGTACAAAGATGCTGAAAACTCAGAAAAGGGATTAGTGTTGGATCATTGTATGCTACTATACCGCTGTGCCTTTGCTGGCGAAGCAAGACAGCGTATAGCAGAAGTAGCAGAACAACGCCCCATTCTTAATAAGCTACTTAGTATCAAACCCAAGTGGGGTATTGACTTTTCCTTAGACTATGTAGATCAAACAATCTGCATAGAAGTAATGCACATTGAGCAGGACTTTGATAATCTTGCCGATGCTCAGCTTGCTAAGAAAAAGTTAGAACACATCATCGAAACCACGGACTGGGAAGCAGGTGTCCAGAAATTGTTAGCTTGTAAAGAAAATTGGATAAATCTATCTAGTGATGACCAAAGTGATTACAAAGCTCGGGTCTTTAAATGGCATCGTGCCTTTGACAATAAAAAGGTATTTTCCGGTTGACAGCCTAGCAGAAAAACCCTATAATAAACAATAACTTAACACAAAGGAGAGTATATGAGCGATCGTACCTATGGTCCCGAAGAAAAAGCAAAACTAGAAAAATTAGTACAAGAAGGCGTAACTGTACTGCAAGAAATCGAGGACCTCAAGGAAGGACTCAAGGACACAGTAAAAGCAACAGCAGAAGAGCTCGATGTTAAACCATCGTTGATCAACAAAGCAATTAAGATTGCCAAGAACCGCGATTGGGAAAGACATTACGACGAGTTTGACGATTTAGAGACTATCGTTACAACTGTCGGTGTAGACAAATAATGCAACCCCCAGAAGAACCAGTAGCAGATCCTACTGGCAAACCTTACCAGAAACTAGCTTGGTTAGCAACTGTTATGCTGCTAACCTCGTCTATACTAGCTGCTTTCAACATCTATCCATTCTATGTTGTGGCATTTGTTGTCAGCAGCGGAATGTGGACGCTCGTCGCTTGTTTGTGGAAGGAGAAAAGTCTCATCGTAGTAAACGGTGGGCTTATGATTATCTATATCCTAGGACTTATATTTTAATGCCAGAATCAATTCCAGAACACAAAGACATACTTGGTAGTAAAATAGCAGTCGAGGATACAGCAGTAGTGCCAGACGGCAGGCGACGATTAGAAGTTGCAATCGTTAAAAAACTTAGTCCTAAAATGGTAACTGTTGAAGTTATCGGACGCAATGGCCGTCGTAGTGAGAAATTGCTGTACCCTAAAGATATACTCGTTGTTGACGATCCAAAAGTCACAATGTATATGATTAAGAATCAGCCAAAATAAGTATCTAAGAGTCGTTCACTTTACGAACATGCAGAAGGTACCGTTAACCAAATAATAACGAGAGGAGAGAAAATGAATACACCCACCTACGACTGGTTGGACGAGCCTGACGAAGCCGTTGACCAATGCAGCGATTGTCCTCACCCTCACCCTAACGGATGCATTCGAGAATGCATCATAGCAACATACGAACACGAAGCAGTAGCAAAGATCAGAAATGAGGAGCAACACTAATGTCATACGTCGACGCGATATTTGATCGCGATGCAGACACTATCAAAGTCGTTGAAAGACATGATGGCGTTCGCAAATTTCAAGAATACCCAGTAAAATACACATTCTATCACACTGACCCAAAGGGCAGATACAAAAGCATTTTCGGAGACCCACTCCAAAGGATAGTTTGTAAAAACACCAAAGAATTCCGCAAAGAAGTAGCAATTAACAGAGACAAGAAACTGTTTGAGTCTGATGTTAATCCTATCTTCCAATGTCTGTCAGAAAACTATCTCAACCAAGACGCACCAAAGCTAAACATTGCGTTCTTCGACATTGAGACGGACTTCGATCCAGAAAGAGGGTTCGCTGATCCGAGTGATCCGTTTATGGGCATAACCAGTATATCTATCTACTTGCAGTGGATGGAGACTATGATATGTCTGGCTGTACCTCCAAAGACACTTACTATGGACCAAGCTACAGAACTCGTTAGTGATATTCCTAATGTTATGCTGTTTCATAAAGAAGCAGATATGCTGGACACGTTCTTAACTGTTATCGAAGACAGCGACATTTTAAGCGGGTGGAACAGTGAGGGCTATGATATACCCTACACTGTAAACCGTGTTGCTAGAGTGCTGAGCAAGAATGATACGCGCAGGTTCTGCTTGTGGGATCAGCTTCCAAAGCGCAGAGAGTTCGAGCGTTATGGCAAGACTTCTGAGACATTTGACCTAGTAGGTCGTGTTCACTTAGATAGTTTACAGCTATACCGCAAGTTTACGTACGAAGAGCGTCATACATATCGTCTGGATGCTATCGGTGAGATTGAAGTAGGTGAAAATAAAACTGTTTACGAAGGCACACTTGATCAGCTATACAACAATGACTTTAGAAAGTTTATTGAATACAACATTCAGGACACGGCACTGTTGGACAAGCTGGACAAGAAGCTAAAGTTTATCGACTTGAGTAACGAACTTGCTCACTCGAATACCGTTTTGCTCCAAACTACTATGGGTGCCGTTGCACTAACTGAACAAGCAATCATCAACGAAGCGCACCACAGAGGCTTGCAGGTGCCGAATCGTACCAAGTACGACGATAGTGCAACTCAAGCAGCAGGTGCATACGTGGCGTTTCCAAAGAAAGGGTTGCACAAGTGGATAGGTTCAATGGACTTAAATTCACTATATCCAAGTGTAATTCGTTCGTTGAATATGGGACCAGAGACTATTATAGGCCAACTGCGTCCTGATATGACTGATGCTATGGTGCACGAAGAAATGACTCTTAAGAAGAAGTCATTTGCTGGTGCGTGGGAGGGACGGTTCGGTACTATAGAATACGAAGCTGTTATGGACAAGCGCAAAGACGTTGCTATCAATGTTGATTGGGAAGATGGTAGAACTGACGTACTGAGTGGCGCAGAAGTGCATCAGCTGATTTTCGACAGCCAGATGCCGTGGATGATTTCAGCTAACGGCACAATCTTTACAACAGAGTTTGAAGGCGTTATCCCAGGTATCTTGAAGCGCTGGTATGCAGAACGTAAAGAACTGCAAGCAATGAAGAAGAAAGCTGAAGAAGCAGGCAACGCAACTGAAAAAGCGTTTTGGGATAAGCGACAGTTGGTTAAGAAGATTAACTTGAACTCACTGTATGGTGCTATCTTGAATCCGGGCTGCCGATTCTTTGACAAGCGAATTGGTCAATCAACTACACTAACAGGTAGACAAATCGTTAAGCACATGTCAGCAGAAGTGAACAAGACAATTACAGGCGAATACGATCACGTTGGCAAAGCTGTTATCTATGGCGACACTGACTCTGTGTACTTTAGTGCGTTTCCTATCCTTGCAGATGATATCGCAAACGGAACTATTGCGTGGGACAAAGACAGCGTAACTAAATTGTATGACCAAATAGCAGACCAGGTTGATACAACGTTTGTATCGTTTGCAGCAAAAGCGTTTCATTGCCCCAAGTCGCGTTCTACTGTAATCGCAGCAGGACGAGAGATTGTTGCCAGCTCAGGGTTGTATATTACTAAGAAGCGATATGCCGCTTTGGTATACGACGACGAAGGCGAGCGTAAGGACACTAACGGATCGCCAGGCAAAGTAAAAGCTATGGGTTTAGACTTGCGTCGAAGCGATACACCTGTCTACATGCAGGACTTCTTGAAAGAGATTCTGTTGATGGTGTTGCAGGATGCTCCCAAGGACGATGTGTTAGAGCGTATTACCAAGTTCCGTAAGGAGTTTGAAGGTATGCCAGGCTGGGATAAAGGAACGCCAAAACGTGCGAACAAAGTAGGTCACTATCGCAGACTAGAAGAAAAGCAAGGCAAAGCAAACATGCCAGGCCACGTAAGAGCAGCTCTTAACTGGAACACGCTCAAGCGTATGAACGGCGACAAGTATTCGCAGGAGATTGTAGACGGTATGAAGTGTATCGTTTGTAAGCTCAAGCAGAATCCACTAGGCTACACCAGCGTAGCTTATCCAACTGACGAACTACGTTTGCCAGAGTGGTTCAAGGAACTGCCCTTTGATGGTCCAGCAATGGCTGACACTATCATTGATAACAAGTTGAAAAACTTGATCGGCGTGCTAGACTTTGATCTAGAGGACACGAAGCAACATACTACATTCAGTTCTTTGTTTGATTTTGGTGATTGAACCTAAATACATGAAGAAAACAGTTGACAAACAGCAACTTATACAGTATAATAAACTGTAAATCATTTTTCTAAAAGGAGAAAAAATGAAGGATATCTTGCAAGACGTAGTAGCACACACTCACGCACTAGGGTTTCTTACTCTAGTCAAAGTTACTAACGAAGACGACACAACTATTGAGTCAATGGCAGAAGACCGCTCAGTAATTGTTTCTGCGGTTACACACAAGCCAGTAGGCGAATTTGACGGCGTGTTTGGCATGCCTAACTTGGATAAACTAAGTCTGCACTTGAAAAACCCAGAGTACAAAGACAACGCTAAACTAGAAGTAGTCAAAGCAGAGCGTAACGGTGAAACTATTCCTACGCATATTCACTTTGAAAACCAAGCAGGTGACTTCCAGAACGATTATCGCTTTATGAACAAAAACATAATTGAAGAGAAGCTCAAGAGTGTTAAGTTCAAAGGTGCAAGCTGGAATGTTACATTCGAGCCAAGTATGGCTGCTATCAGCAGAATGAAACTACAAAGTGCAGCACACACCGAAGAGCCGATCTTCAACGTGAGCACCAAAGACGGTGATCTTGTATTCAGCTTCGGTGACGCAGGCAGTCACGCAGGCAGCTTTGTTTTCCAACACGGTGTCGAAGGCACGCTCAAGCACACTTGGAGTTGGCCGGTCGCACAGGTTCAAGCTATTTTAAACTTGTCAGGCGACCTTGAAATGAGTATATCAGACCAGGGTGCAATGAAGATTACTGTAGATAGTGGCATGGCCAAGTACGATTATATTTTGCCAGCGCAGTCAAAGTAAGGAGGACTTATGTCTAACTCAAACGACATAGATTTAGATCAGTTTGCTAAGTTGTTTGACGCTGCACTAGCGTCAAACAACCCTACTGTAAAGAAAGCACTTCGTAACTTTATGTTAGTTGCTAGTATTGCTGAGGCAGAAACTACTGAGGCTTTCGGCCCGTTTACTGAAATGCGAAAGATGATAGAATCTTTAAAGAATGAAATTCATTCTTTAGAGTACGAAGTTAAAATAAGTTGTGGCACAAGAAATAACGAACA